GTTTTGAAGTTCTTTTTTAGTGCTTTTACTTCATCTGATATTTTACCTTCATCACCATGAGTAAGAAGTCTGAATGTTATAGTTCTTTTTGCAGTAGGTAATTCAAATTCAAAAGCATTATCTTCGTTAATCAAATCCCAATCTACCTCATTATCTTGTAAATCTTGAAGGTCGATAGTAGTTTCTTGCTTTTCTCCAGGAGTAAATGGATCTTCAATCTCTACTTTATACTCTGAACCATATCCCATAACTCTTGCAGCTACCATAATTGCATTTTTATCTCCAATAAGAATATCATCATAATTGCAAGGTGTAACGATAAGTGCACGTAATAATCTATCTAGTACAACACCTTTCTGAATAAGGTTTTGTGAAGTTAAAATATCTTCCTCTTTTGCTGTCATATACTTTAGTTCTATAGTACCTGATTTTAGAGGGTGTCCTTCTGGATATAATTTACCTTTACTTGGTAATTCTACTATCTCAGTTGGAAACTTATATTCTACTTTTCCTTTAGAGTCATTTACTGTCTTGCTATTTTCAGCAACTAGTTGTTGTTTGATTTGGTCATCTGTTAGGGTTTGCTTTGCCATAACTTATTTCTCCTATTGTCTATAACTGTTGTTTTAATATATACATATATAAATATAAAACAAAACTAAAAAGTAATAAAAAACTCCTAACTTTTTTAGCTAGGAGTTTCTTAAATTTATTATCTAATATATTATTAGAATTGTAAGATCCAATAGTCACACTGAATAGACATTGCGATCTCGTTATATGCATTGGTGGCTGTCCAATCTAGAGTTCCAAAGTCTGCTTCTGTAATGAATGCACCTTTACCAGTCCATTCTTCTACTTTATCACCTACAGGTCCAAGTACATTGATAGTTACGTCTTTCTTGTAGAAGTCTGCATAACCATCTCTACCTGTTACTGATTCGTGGTGTAGTCTTACCCATTCCATAACGGCTTGTGCGCCTGATGGTACAACTGGGTCATAAAGTGTTAATGCTACAACATCCCATTTAGATTTTCCTTTAACGTATCTAGTAACGTTGATGTGCTCAAGAGTTACAGTTTCTTGTGTAATTTTCGGTCTTGCCGCTTTATGTATTAAGAAAGCAGGGATACCTTCAATATAGAAAATGTATCTGTTTTGCTGCTTAGGCTCAAAGGCCGTAAACATTGCTTCATTTGGATCGATTAAGTTAGCCATTTAGTGTTCTCCTCTATTATATCTATTATATATAAATATCAACTATTCTAATTTTTATTCATCAAACGATGCACCTGTTGGCATAATGTTGAAGTCAATTATGATAAATTCAGCAGCTTTTGCAGGCTGTAAGAATATTTCACCTTTCATTTGATTTCTATCTATTATGTCTGGTGTATTGTTTGTTTCATCCATCACAACTCTAAATGCAAATAATCCTTGATTTTGTTGTACGCTTTCTAAATATGGGTTAACAATATTTAAGAATCTTTGTCTTGTTGCCGTGGTGTTATTTTCAAATACAAGATATTTTGTTGCTGATGCGATAAATTTCTTAGCAGCGATCAATAATCTTCTTACGTTAATTCTATCTAAAGCAGATGGTTTAGCTTGTAGAGTTTTTTGACCCCATATACAAACTCCAGTTCTTGGGAATACTGCTATTGGGTTTACTCTACCTTCATATAATTCATCTCTTTCTGCGTGCGTTAATCTTGTGTATACATCAACTACTGTAGTTAAGCTACCTCTATTAAGACCTGCAGGTGCAAACCATGGGTGAGCTACTTTGTCGTTAAATGCATATACTCCTGGTACAACTACAGATGGTGGTACAAACTTAAATCTGTTTGTAGATGCATCTAATATTTTTACCCAAGGATAATACATTGCAGCATAGTTAGTATCATAAGAATTTGCTTGTGTTGTTGCTGAAGTAATATTGTCACCAGCTAATGAGTTATTTGGATCGAATATGTAGAAACAATCACCTCTATCTTCACAAACCTCGATTGCTTTCGCAATAATCGCAGTTGAATTTGTATTTAAGATACCTGGTGTAACGATAAGGTTAATATCTATTTCATCAGGGTTTGCAATTGCATCAATTGCTTTCTTATATACTGTATATCCTGTTGCAGTTGTTGAACTTACATCATGTCCAAAACTATTTACATTTGATAAATCTAGACCAGTGTTAACAGGATTAGCTGGGTTAACTCCATCGAAACCTCCTTGGAATGCCATAGAGAATTTCTTGTATTTAAGAGCTGAGTTTGCAACTTCTACAACTGCAGTTCCAGTGTTAAAGTCTCCACAATTAGCTAATGAGAATGCAGAGTTGTGTCCTGCAGCTGATTCATCAAATAATGGTGCTTGATAGTTATAGTTTCCTTTAGCTAAAGTAGTATCAAATTGGAAACCAAAGTGAGTTTTAGTTTCGTCATCAGACTTAGACGTAATAAGTACAGCAGGTGGGTAGTACGCAGTAGTATTATTACCACCAGATGAACTTACAGTATATGCAAATGGTGAAGAGTAAGCTTCATGACCAAAAGGTACAACATTTGCAGAAACTACTGCATTATCTACAGCTTCATCAATTTCTACTCTAATATATTTTGAAATGTTAGGATAGAATCCATTAACAATTAGTTTACCATTTGAATCATAAGATCTGAACTGGCTACCAATTCTTCTTGCTATATAATTAGGATTAGCTGGATCTAAACTTAAGTTTGCATAAGTTTCTAGTGATACAGGTCTTGTATCAGTATCGTCACCTTTTCTAACTTGTAAAGTAAATGAACCGTAATCATCACCTGTTACAGATCCTGCAGCTTTTATATTTGATATAGAGATTTTGAAGTCATCATTAACTGCATTACCGTGTCCTAAAGTATGAATTCTAAATAATTTTTGTGTTGTTCCGTTTATTTCTTGTGAACGAACATATGGAGTTGCAGCGTGAGAATAACCTGCTGCTCCGATTGGATTATCTACTCCAGTTGCCGTTATTGTATGTTGTGATGCAGACATATAGTGTTGGTCTAGTGGAGATAAGAAACTGTCTCCATTTAACATATCTAAATGTTGTGCAATAGAAGCAGAGTTAAACACAGAATAAACATATAAAGCGTTAAGTGCAGTTCTTGATGCAGCTGGTACATATCTACCAGAATCATCACCTAAGCAATTAACAATATAATCAGCATCATTTTCATCAAAAGAGAATGTTAAGTTAGTCGTTACTTCTGCTCCTGATTGACCAACTGTAATACTAGCTGATGCTTTTGTTGTAAAGAAGTTTTGTAACGAAGACGTAAACTTAGATGCAAGGTTAAGTACTCCAGCTTCAACTGATGCTGTAGCTACACTAACTCTAGCTGTAGGGTGTAAAACACCTACAATGTGAGCTGAACCAGTATAATTTTCTCCATCTGCACCTGATACAGCTGTAAAGATAATAACATCACCAGCTGTTCCTGCAGCCTGGCTATATCCAGCTAAACCAAGAGTTCTAACTATAGTTACTGCTCCTGCATGTTTTATGTATTCTTTAACGGTATATGGAACGTATGTTCCGTCTGTACCTGCTCCAAATTGGTCTTGGAACTCATTATACGATCTAACTACCTGTGGTTCGAATGCAACACCTTTTTG